TATCCACGGCCCGTGATGTTAACGTCATTTGACTTTCTGATTCGTTGGTAATAGCCAAGGTTTTCATCGTCCACATACTTCATTAGCTCCGTTAGTACTTCGGCCGCGTCTACATCGCCGCCTTCGCGCGGCTTTACCTTGAATGATTCAGCCTTTTGCCGCTCTATGCCCGATAAAATCCTGATTACCGGCAAAACATCGTTAAACGTGAGCATTGGGCGCGCCGGCGGTGTGGACATAAACTTCGCGTCACGCTCATCCCACTGATCATTCTCCACAAATCTGTAGGACTCATCGGCCTGTAACCGCCACGGCTCGGTTACTTTCCAGCACGCGTCAATGTCAAGCTTGATCTTGCCTATAAAGTCGGTGAGATCGCGCTTGGCATCAGCCGCTGCGGCGTTCTGTGTTGCCGCATCGTTGCCGCTGAACTTGCGGCCGGACTGTAATGAGGCTAACTGGGTTGGGTTGGAATAGATTGGCACTTATTTTTCCTTAGCACACATGAGTGATTCTTTTCGGATCAAACGGCAATTCTGGAATATTGCGGGTGAGTCCTTCCATGAATCGGTCTAAATTTCCCTTGCTCCAAAGGGGCAAGGCCGAGTCAAGACTGTCGGCTCCAATGCGCTTGCACCATGCGGCACGATTAGCCGTTCCCGCTCTGCCGACGTGAGCCTTCTTCTTTAAAACATGAGCACAGTGAACCCAACTCTCTCCGGTCTGAAGCTTCCAGCTAAGAGTTCCACCGACTAGGATACCGGCTATGTAATCGGCAACATCTTCAAGATGCCTTGAATCCATGCCGTCTTGAACTGCGAGATATAGAGGCGCAATTCCTATCAATGACGAAATCCATTCAAAACTGAAATCTAAACTTCTCTCTCCACCACCGACGATATCGGGCAGTACAATGAAATCCGGCGGTGTGATAAACTCTTTTATCTCGGCAATCTCATCAACAAACACTTGGCGATTAAAAGGCTTTCCCGCCATCCAATCTTTAAACGCCCCGTTGTCATAAGCCCAAGGAAAACGTCTAGGCGGAAACTCGCCCCGCGAGGTCATTTCACCAAATAGCCCCTGATTATTGAAAGATTCAATCAGTAAGTGGCTGCGGGTTTGCCCGAGATAAACCTGCACTTTACTTCCCCTTACTCATCCCGATCCCGAACTGCCCTTCATTGTCATAACCTACTTCACCATCTTCCTGCTGCTTGTCGCTAACAATGTGGCTCATGTCGCCCTTGCCGCCGTAAGTCTGATTGATAAACTTACCCTGCGGCGGCGTTGTCTTTGGCTGTTTTGTTTGTTTCTTTTTCATAGTTCCTCCAGCTGGCATAGTCTATACCGAAACATTGCAACACATCGGCTAGCACTAGCTCTTGTCCATCGTGATGCGGAAAATAGAATTTGTAATCCTCTTTCCATATCGCCAGGTAAAGTTCACAACGCTCCTCAACTAGCTTGTGAAACAGAGGCAAAATGTCATCATAATTCCTCTAAGTACACGCAATCCCGTGCCTGCCAGCCGTAAGGCACGTACTTAGCCAGCTTGAACACCTTACTGTCACTGTTACGCACGACAAGATAAGGCGGTTCGCTCATCGCCACTTCCTTACCGTTCTCGTCCACCCGCGTATAGTGCTGCTCGAAATAATCCCGGTCCACTTCGCACACGCGCCGGCCGGGTATCTCAATTGTTCTCACTACATCGCTCATGGCCACACAGTCGCCGTTATCGTTAATACATACGAAGTTATTGTCGAAGTAGGCCTTGCCCATTGCGCTAATACGGAATCGGTTGGCCGCGCTTCTTGGCCAATTTATTTTGTAATGCGCCGATTGCCGCCCCCTTACCCTTGGCCGCTTCAATCTTCTTGAAGTTGCCGGTGGTGCCCTTCTGCCCGAGCGCCTTCACAATGCCTTTGCCCTGCGGCTTTGGTTTCATTAGTCCCATTACTTGCCCCCTTTCTTCATTTCGCCTTTCTCTTCCGCCATGTCGTGCCCCTTACACACACCCATCATGCCCGCAGGCGGCTTACTCTGCTTTTTAATCTTGGCATCGTGCTTCTGCTGCAGCTTCTTTAAGTTATCCATCCAACACCTCAGTTAATAATTCATTTGCAAGGATCAATAGTGCCAACTAGCGTCCACGCCGTTCCCGGTTTGCCTGTGTACCATTTCTTATCCGCACCGTTCAGCGCATAGACCGTCTGGTTGCAGTAGACCATCTGGACAACGGGGATTAACTCCTGCGGTGTATGATTGGCGATAATGCCTAGCTTCCAAACCACGCCCTGCGCATCAATAATCTGTCCTGGCGGTATGCGCATGCCGTCGGGCGATGTCTGCGCAAATAGATTCGACGCTAATGCACACAATAAAAACGCAAGCGTAATCTGCCAGCTCACTCGGCCAACTCCTCTCTCAGTCTTGCCTCTATGCGCTCTTTCACGTCCGGCAGTGCGCGGCAGCTGCTACAGATTGCCGTAATCTTCCACGGCGTAACAGCGTCGGCGGTTTTCCAGGGTAGGAAATATTGACACGGCGGCTCCTGATCGCAGAGATAGCAGGGCTTTCTATACAGGGCGATAATGTAAGGCACGCGCCGGCGCTGCTCGTTGGTTAACTCCTGCTCGCCGTTAACCTGGGCGGCGGCCGCAGGCTTCTTGCCCTCAAGTACGTCAATGTAATCGGTAACTGCGGTGCCGAGAGGGTCAACTTCATCTTTCATGTTGCCGCCTCAGCAAACCGCTCCGGTAAGATCCACTCCCGCATGAACGCTTCCAGTGCCTCACAGCTGCCGCCGTTGCGTATCGCCTCATCGACATCATACGTGCTGTCAAACGGCGCCTTGCCCACCGTGTAATGCAAGTGCTCCAACTTAACGTCCGGCCGATAGCGCAGCAGTCCATGCTTGTAACCGAGCAGCATCCATGCTGAATCGATGTTTAAACCTTCGAACATCAGCCGGCCAAAGTGCCGCACTAGATCCCCGCCAATCACTGGAAACGTGCACATGCGCTTTCCCTGGAGCATGTCGTCACCGTAGGCGATGTAATCGCTGCCGGCGGTAGCAATCAGCTCTTGATCCCAATGGTACGTCCGCGGCACCATGTCGTCGTTAATGTGGCCGTACCAGGGCTCATCCGGAAAGTCGTTGAAGTGGCGGTTATTGATATGCCAAACAGGATTATAAGGCGCCCTGCCGTACACCCGCTCCGTCCAGGTCGGCGGCATGTCTATCAGTGCATAATCGTTAAGGCTCGGGTCGTCGGTGTCGAGATAGAGCACCACGGGAGCACTAGCGTCGGTGTAGCGGTAGTGCTCCACTAGCCGCGCAACGTTCTGGGGTCTGCCGCGTGATGGGAGAATGAACATTACTGCCTGCGTAGATTAGTAAACACTATAGAAAACCTCTCCTAACCACGTACCATTACAGTCTGGATCATCCACAACTGTTAAACTGCCGAGACGCGCATACCATTCGCCGCGTTGCTCGCGCAACGTTTGCACTACCATCTGGACACGTAAAGCCGCACCGTCAAACCATTCTCCTGTTAATCTGTATTTGGCTAGAAACTTATGAAGATAGAATTCAAAACGGTCTGCCGGTATTCTTTCGTGCTCAAAGTGAGCCACCATTTTCAACGGACGCGGATTACCTGTTTGGAGAGTTCTTAGGCGGTAGTCTAGTTGACGAGTTATACCGATTTTAAAGTTTTCACCATCTGAAATTACGTAAAGATAGCGTGTCATCATTACCCCTTATGCCGCTGCCTATACGCTTTCTGCCGCTCGGCTGGCGTCATAGGGAAACACCGGCAAGTAACGCAATGCTTAGCCTTGCCTATTGCCGGTGCTGCCACATAGGGGTGTCGCGGCACTCCTGCCGGGTTAGTGTCTGAAACGGTGCGAGGACGCTCCCGTGGCTCATCCTTGAACACATGTGGCTGTGCTGCGTAATGCTTGCCGCCACAGATTCTACATTTAGGCGCTTCCATGCCCGTGACGTTACCATAACGTAATCCTATATGCCAATTGTAACGTAGCATAAGATTATGCCGACATTGCACTCGGCGGTAGCCTGTGGTGCTCGTCATCCTGCACCGGCCAGTCCCACTTGCTTTTGGCCATTGTGCGAAACGCGTCTGCCCCGTGGCTCGCCCAATCGTGAAACGGCCGCTGCCTGAATTCCTTGCGATCCTCATCCCATTCCTTGTGATAAGATGCTAATGCGTCCAACCCCTTAGCGCATAACTTGGCATCAAACCAGCACTGGCTGAACAGCCGTCTAGCTGAGTCAATGCCGTCATCAACATCGCCACGCGGTACGATGTAGATGGGCCGTACCCCTAGCCGCTGCCCAGTGTCCCTGCGATCCTCGCCTTCGCGGCCGCTAAAATCTCTATTCTTGCCGTCGTGCGGCCAGTAGTGCCCGCCGTACAAGTAGGGCTTCTCATGCAATACCTTGGCGTAAAAGCTCAGCTGTTTGCCGTGGTCCTCATAGTAATCCACGAACAACATCAAGTGTTTATACCGCTGCCCAAACCAGATAGCCGTTGAGTCGCCGACGCCAATGTCCCAGAACGTGTAGACAGGCTCACGAACCCGCCACGGCACCCGGCTGATGCGGCCCTGTGCCCTAGCTGCACGTAACTGCTCGCTGTAGTAGCTGCCTTCGAGATAGCCTTCAAAACTGCAATAATATTCCTGCTGTATGAACGTCTCCGCGTCAGACTCGCTCTTGCCCTGTGCAATCAGGCGCCGGCGCTCGGCTTCAATCTTTTCAGGCGGATAAACGAGGTTGCCGTCATGATCGCGGGTGCTGTCCACCGTTAATAGCGAGCAATACCAATCAGGATTGCCCTTGGCCATGCGGTATAGCCCCTCACAGTGGTTATGCCCTAGCGGTGTAGAGTTGAAGATAGCCCAGCCGCCGTTTTCTGCCAGGATAGGGCTAAGTATCAGCTCAGCCTGCGGATTCTGCCACGCATACTCGCTGTAGATAACCCCGGCCGGGTTAGTGCCACGGATGCTGTCAATGTTATCGGTGCCAATGATCTGATAAGCGCTGCCGTTTGTAAGCTCAACGCGTAACTCTGTCTCGTTCTTGCGTGCCACTATGCCGGCAGGATGGCGGTTGGCATTAAAGCCGGGAAAGTGGTTCATCGACTTGTAACCCGTCTTATCATCGCCATCCCACATCACTTTCTTGCCTTGTGCATATGTGGGAAACAGGTGATAGTAAGTGCCTATTCTACCGCCGTTTTCCGGGAACATTTGCGAAACTGCGAAATTCAATGCCGTTTTGTCCTTGCCGCTTCTCCGGTGCCAGATCAGCACTGCCCGCTTCTTGCGCTGCTGAGTCATCGCTACCCAGAACGGCACCTGATAGTTCCTCGGCAGATAATTGTAAGGTATTCTGATTATTTGAGAATTGGATGAATTGGTGGATGACTGCGGTGGGCTGCTGTTCTGCGGCATTACGTGGCCTCTTGCCGTCTACCACATGGCGCATCGTGGCCGGATCTTCTTCGGCCATTTCGTAATAACGCTTGGCAAGCCTGGCAGCACGCTTTTGCTCTTCACGTTCTAATGCTTCTAGCAGCGTGAGGCGCTCTTCTGCCTCGTCATTTGTCGGGCGCCCGGCTCCTTCGCGCTTGCCGCCTTTAGCATACTTATTTCCTGGTTCAAATCTCACCGTTGATTTTGTTGATTTTTCGTTGAATTATGCGTTCCCTGCCCAGGGTTTGCCATTTGCTAAATAGCAATATCACAACCGCTGGTGTTTAGAAAACAGAAAAATTTAGCCTTTCGCTGACCTCTGCTGATCTAGCCGCCTGTATTGCCCACGCACGCTGATTCGGTGGCGCTTGATAACGTGGCGCCGCTCGGCACGGGCCTTAGCAACCAGCGCAACTATTTTCTTTCGCAACCACTTTGCATCCCAGTGAAAGTGCTCACAAATCGGCACAAATGCGAATACATAATCTTCTCGCGGCGATAGCAGCCAGCGCTCCGTTGCTCCCCATACTAGCTTCGGCTTGGTTTCTTTGGGGCTGTGCTTCAGTGTCTCAATTGCATCTAGCAAAATAGCCATGAACAGCATTTCTATTGGGTTAAGCTGGCGTGGCGGTAACTCCTCACTGCCGTTAAAGTTTAAAAACTTCCAGTTCCTTATACCGCCATAGTCCTTGTCAATACGACTTGCGGTAGTTCTGAATTTGATATCTTCAGTTATCCCATGCGATTGTGACACTCCTTGCACAAGGTTTCTAAATACTTAGGATCACAAAGCAAGTGATGATACACGTAATCGAGCATAAGCTCCCAATTACACACACCTTCTATATGATGCACTTCCACATTAACTTCTCTACCCTTGGCACGTGACTGTTTAATGCCACAATCGACACACGTGTACTTGTCGCGCTTCAATGCCGCCTGGCGTTCACGGCTGCGTAGCCAGAGACGCCGTAGGGCGGAGCGTACTTGGCTGCGAGGTGTAGACGGTTTTCGCCCTGTCATTTCTTGACCTCGGCTTGGGCGAATTCATTACATATACATCTCCTACATTTGGGCGTTACATTGGCTTCACATCTCTTTTCGCTATCGCCGTAAGGATTCCAACACTTAAACCACTGGCCGCAGATTCGACATTTATGTGTGTGATTTTGGTTTAAATTAATTGGCAGATCATTGTCGCTCATTCCTTCACCTCACCGCCAAGCGCCGTTGCCAACTTCGCCTTGAGTTTGGCAATCTCGGCCTGTTGTTCTATAATTATTTCGTCTTTAACTGCCAGCGAGTTTTTAATTGCCGCGTCTTTCTCCCATAACGCATGTTGTGCCGCGACAACGATCTCTGATTCCCGTGCCCTGAGCGCGGCGGCAATGGCTGCAACACCGTCCTCCCACCATGCACCGCCGCAATACTCCATCAATTCGCGTGCTTTTTTATTGGCCGCGTCATCACTCATCATTCACCCCCATGAAATCGGCTCTCATGCTCAAGCCTGTAATATTCGCCACGAAACGTAGCCCCGCAACGCTCACAGTGAATTGTTCGGGCAAACAGATCAGCACCGATATGCTTTTTCGGTATGCCGGATGGGCGAAAACGCTTTGGCTCCGGCTGGTTAGGGATGTAGACACGGCGTTTTTTCATAGTCTGTAGTCCTCTTTGCTACAGGAAAATAATAATTTTGGCAGTTTGACTGAAGGCAGGCGAGTGATAGGAAAGAGAAAGAGCGGCGGGGCCTGTCGTTCCCAGGTTGTAAGCCTGACGGTTTCCCGCCGCTAGCGCTATTGTCAATAATAAGAATCATTGAAGTTATTAACAAGGGGCGTTAGCCTGTCTTTCACGCTAGTTGCTTTCGTTGTTGCCCGTTTATTCTCTTTTGATCTTCTGCTGCACGATTCAACTGCTCGCGCCAGTTTATTTTTGGCCGCTCATGATCTATCGGCGGCAATGGCGCTTTGTAGTCGGTTACAGGTGGCATCGAAGCATCACCCAACTCGGCGATAGTGGGAAAAAATTTACTACTAGCTAAACACTCCTGGACACCATGCGCGAACTTTTCATCTGGTATGTCTTTCAGCATTTCCCAATAAACATCCTGAGATTCATCCGATAGTTTCCGCGCAACAGCATATGCATTTACCATCGCGGCAAATTGCTTGTTGAAAAAATCTCGCGTCACAATCCCCTCCTCAATATTCTTTTAGTCCGCTCGCTCAACTCGCCCTCTTTTTGCCGTTCAAAGAAGCCGCCCGATTTATGAATCCATTCCGTTTTTATTCCAGTCCAGTTACGATCAACTGCTTCAGCCAAAACGTCGGCCGGCGGATGGCCTAACTCCATCAATTCGCGCAACACATCAATCGTCCGCTTTGCAGTGAACTCGGTTAATGGTGCTTTCTTGCGTTTTCTGTGCTTGACGAATTCTTCCCATTCAACTTTAGGAAGCCAGTCGGGAAGAAAGAAATCAGGGGTTATAGTCTGTTTCTTAACAGACTTTAAGGAAGGTTGGTTAGGAAGGTTAGGAAGGTTAGGATAGGAGGGGGAATTTTTAGCAACCCGGTGTTTGTTATATTTCGCCCATTTAGCTACTCTCAAACCATCACGAAGTTCCAACCAACCTTTACCCAAACACCACCCCAATATGGTACGAACTTTAGGTGAATATACCCTGCATTTGCTTGCTAATACGGCATGAAGTTGCGGCGAATCTTGCCCCAATAAGCCGTCATTACGGTCGGCAATGCTCAAAATTTCAAGCCAAATAAAGCCGGCGCGATCCCCGAAAGTCTCGCGCAACTCCCACATTTCAGGATCGGCGTTAATATCGTGTGACACGTTAAACCACCTAGTTATCGTTGGCATGGTTCCCTTTAATTTCTGGAGTCCTGGGCCGGCGGAGAGGGTGCCGCCGACCCGTTTCAGGGCGCGCTTGTGGTGATCCCCTAGACTCCCGCCGCTTCATCCCGTTGCCCGAGCATCCTTCCAAAACTGCAAAACTCTTTAACCGCGCAATACGACATGCAGCGCACGTTTTCTGCCGGGCGGTTTTCTACAATGAATTCTGTATTATGAGCGTTATTCGTGAGGCGCGAGAAATGAAGGATGCTGCGCCGCATTTCTAATGCATCAAGCTCGGTTTCAAATAGCTTGACGGCCCTCTTATTGCCCTTTTTCTTAACCGCAAACACCGCCGGCTTTTCCCAACGCTCCTCAGGCGTGCACAGTGGCAGATCATCATCGGAACAATTAGCCGCTTCCTGATGCAGCGCCACGCGTCCAGCTAAAAACCCCTCAGCATAATCAGGATCCCATAGCGGCACTTCGCGCACGGCCACGCCCACCTGTGGATAATCGGGCTCCCGCTTTGCCCGAAGCTTTGACCAATCACGAAGAATATTGACAATCCTTAGCTGCGAGATATCAAAGCCGTTATTTCTGGCTAAAAGCGCATAGATATTAAGCTGCTGCGTCCATTCCGGCTTTTCCTCTTTGGCCGCCCAGACGCTAGTAAATTTGAAATCGTCAATCGCGTAGGTATTACCCGCCTGACGCATCAGATCGACTTTGCCGGTTATCTTCCAACCACCAACGACAACCGCCAACCGCTCTTCTCTAAACACATTGTCCACCTTTGCGCGCTCGACAATGCCGTGGCCGATATCGCCAATGACGCGCCAGATCCGCTCGCTCACATCCTCTACAATCTCGTGGCTGTGGCGCTTGGTTAGCTGGCGAATACGCGGCGGCAGGATTGCGGCTGTAGCCGACAAGTCCCCCGCTTCGCTGTAATCGTAGCCGTCGTAAATAAGTGCCGACACTAACGCGGCCGGCAGTTCTGCGTTATTGGTGTATTCCATGGCTAGAACGGCACCGTGTCATCATCCGGCGGCCGGTCGTTATCGCTTGGCGGCGGCACCTGCTCCTGCATCGCTCGGCTGGAATTGTTTTTAACCGGCGGTTCAACGCGGATCGCATCCACACGCCGGCCCTGAAAGTCTGTCTTGGTGGAGTACAAAGTCACCTGCACCCCGGTCCAATTGTCAGTCTCTTCACTGTTAGCAATCTCGGCAATCATGTTGCTATTAGTCTTGTTAAGCACCAGCCCCTTCTTTTTGTCCTTGAAGTAAACCACCGGCTTATCCGTATCGCCGATATCTTCCATTTCTACAGACTCAATCGTTACTGTTACCCTTCTGCCGTTACCGCCTAGATCGGCGGCTTTCAGATAATTACTTGGAAATGCACTGTTAATATTCATGACTGTCCCCTCTCGTTGCGGAGTTAATAATCCCCCTACTCCCACTCCCCTCTCTCACCACAGTCAAAACACTCGAAGACGTAGCCGGCCATCACATAGCCCGTCATCGGCTCCACGCCGTCGTCTACGTAATGGATCTCAATCTCGCCACTGCCGCAGAGCGGACAGCGCTGCTTTTTGTCCTGCGCAATCTCTTCACGCATCCGTAGTGCCGCCCAACTCCCGCGCTCACGCAGGCTGATATCGGTATCCTTGCTCATGGAACATCTCCTCTTTTGGTGAATCGTCAATCTGTCTGGCTACGATCACCGCACCGACAAACAAGCCGAACAGAAACCCAAGCATCAGCGTCACCGCTACTAGCGTGACAAGATAATCTCTGTGCTGGCGGCGCCGACGCTGGTCGTATAGCTCAACAACGCCCCGGGCCGTCGAACTCTGTCTCGAAATCATGGTTTCACCTTCGCGCTTTTCATCGCCCGCTTGATCTCTCTCTGAGCGATCTTGACGAACTGCGCCTTTTCCTGCGGGGTCATCACCGCTACCAGCCCGTCGATCAGCCGCGTTGCCGCTTCGACACTCGTAGCTTCGATGCTAATGCGCATCATAAATTTATTTTTAGTTTGACGAGCCATCGTCGTCGGCCTCCTCTAACAAACGGTCTAGATAATTTACTTCATCCATGATGCAGGCGCGGCAAATTGGGCAGAACGACATGAGCGGCTCGTATTGCTTTGGCGTCATATAGATCACCAGACATTCCTGATTGCCGCAGTAGTTAAGGCTTCCTAGTGTCAACATTTGTTATCTCCAAACTTTGCGCCGCATCGATTTCCGCACTTTTTCTATCTCTTCAGCAGCGTTCAGAAAGCGCCTGTATTCAGGGAACCACGCCGATCCTAAACGCGCTGTTTTGATAGCACCAAGCACAGCATCAATTTCCCTGCGCTTAATTGCCTGAAAGTGGCGGCGCGATTTGTACTCGTCACACCAGTGAGGATAATCAAGATTCTTTTTCATCAGCGGATTGTCGCTCATTAAGCGTCGCCACCAGCTGCTCAAGCTCTTTATTCACCCGCTGTAGCTGCTCGATGATAGCGTTGAGCCCCGCGTTGATGAGATCGAAAGCTTGATCTTCTGGATTCATTGCGCTGCTCCCCGCTGATCCTGTTCGATCTCGTCTATGAGTCGAGCCTTCTTAACCAGCGCGGCATAACGTCGGTGGAAAACTGCCGCGCGGCAACGAACCGCACAGAATTTTTGCCATTCGGTCTTGGGAGAAAACGTTTTTTTGCACTTTCGGTTCTTACACGTTCTCTCTTTTAATTTTCGTATCATCGTGCTAATCTCCTTAACGTGCGTTGTATCGAGTAGGGTTTGTAACGTTCATTTGATATAACAAATGCCACGTGCAATATAGAAAGTCAAGAAGAAAATGGCACTTTCCAAAACTATTTCTGACCCGCCTCAGTTGTGCGAAATCATTAAAGAATTATTGAAGGAAGGAGCCCCCTACTATGAAGAGCAGGAAACATTAGCGCATGAATTAGGGACGGACTCGCCTACTATTTCAAAAATCAAGTATTACAAGCCCGAGTGGGAGCAGCATTTCAGACTATTTATGAAACTGGTGCCCATCGCTATTGAATGTGGCATCTTTGGAGCACACCACTTATTACCTGAGGGGGATAATGAATCGGAAGGAAGTATGGGATCTCGTAAGACGCCTAAGGCTAAGGCTGGTTGTAGATAACGACAGAACGTCTGATAATCATAAGGGCAGCGTCGTGAGAAAAGAGCGATATATTGAGATGTTACATACAAAATCTCATGTCTTGTCGGATATATTATGTCAACCTTTGGAGACAATTCCCAATAATTCCAAAGACTTACCTGTAGCTGACACAATGGATAAACGGCTGGCGGCTGGCGCTGCGATTGCACAGCCCCCGCGTATGCAACCAAAGCCCAAGCAACAGGAACTAGACTTCATTTCCAATGCGGGGGCGCTGAATACCCCCAATGATAAAGAAATTCCAACCAGCTACGAGTTCGAGATACTCAGGCTAAGACGAAGGATTGACGAATTGGAGTGTATTGTCCGTGACAAGAATCGCCGGGTTGTCGCCGCAATTGGCATGCTCGAAGATGAGGTCGTGATGTACCGTACTTTGTTGCATGACCATATTGCGGAAACTCACGACGGCGTACAGCGGCGCATGATACGGATAGAGTCGACACTGGACACGCTTAAGGAGAAAGGCAGTAAGTTCTATCCGCCCCTGCCAATTCCTAAGCGCTGGCAGAAGCCTTAGGGCATGATCTTACGGCGCAGGATTTTCTTGTAGAGCAGCACGGCACGGATTACGAGCAGATACCAGACTCGTTTCAGCCCACGCGGCTCGTCGTTTATCATTGCACTGGGCCGTTCGGTACTGTAAAACCCTTTGGCGTGTTGCCCGCGGCCGCCGCGAGTGTTTCCACGAGCGCAATCAATTTCAGGTTAGCCTCTAACGCCGCCGCAATTGCCGACTCGTTGGTGGATGCTCTGTCGGCGTGGATCTTGACAGTCTTGATATGGCCGTTTGCCGACTCAACGTCGAGGTCCAAGCCCTGCTGGTCCTTGCTTGAGTCGTAACTGGCCTGTAACGTGCCATCCGGAAGGATGCTGTAGGTTGCCACCGTCTTGGCGCTGAAATAAGCCGCACCGCAGCTCGATGACAGAAACAGCGCCATCAGAAGCGCGGCTGTCATCCATATTACCGATTCGTTCCTAGTCATTTGATTACCTCCTCGATCACTTTCAGCGCTATTGCGCGGGCGGCACGGGCGCCAGCCAATTCCCGTCTAAAACGTATCACAGCCCCATCCCCCCACTTCGTTTGTTGATCACCGGAGGTATCCTGGCAAAACCGGATAAATGAACTTATAATAACTTGCCTGAATCCCTGCTCGATTGCCGATATTTCCTGCTCATCGGTGTCCATGCTACGTCCATCGCCCAAGCTCCAATGCAGCGCATGTCTCTTTCTTGCGCTCGAATCCCACTTGCCTGCCCCACAACGAATTAGCCAATTGAAAAGCAGCTTCATGCCAAGCGTGATCCCCAATAGCTTTAAGCATCAAATGAAAAGTGTTAAGGCCAGTGGCGCCAAGATTGAAGAGCAGCATTACAACGACGTCCTGGCGCACCGGATCTAGCGCATCAAACCAGTCAAAGTTTGCACGGGCGGTGGCGGTGTAGCGGACTAGATCATCTTCGAACAGCCTGCGCGAGATATCGCGTGAAATCCCGCAGCCGCAGCGATCATCAATGCAGTGGCCGCGACCTATTGACCAATAACCCAATGAATTCTGATATGCTGAAAACCTCTCTTCTTCAAAGGAAAGAAGCTTATTGTATCCTTCAGACGTCATTTGTTGCCTCTTTCCAAGTAAGACCAGATTTAATATCAGAAACGACATTCACTGAGATTCCCAGCGAGCGAGCGATTCTAGTTATTTCACCGTGAGGCCATGCTTTGATAGATTTTATATATTGAGCTTGATCAACAGTGATTGTGGCACGTGGGTGAGCTTCACCGACATACACAGGCGGTTGCGTTCGTGTCCCGTGTTTATCCATGTCAGCCAAGTTGCCGATGTGGCTATCCCATCGCAGGTTAGTCACACGGTTGTTCGTCGGATCGCCGTCGTTGTGACAACCTTCTTGCCCCTTGGGACACGGCCCGACAAATGCGCACAGAACTAAATGATGAACTCGAACGTAAAAAGGCTTCTCGTCTCTGTGTAACGTGGCAATAACCGCAACAGGTCGGTTCCGCTGTTTCCTCAGATAACAACGTAATATTCTCTCTTTGTACGTTTTGGTTCTAATTCCATCCGGATAAATCATAGAAACAATTCTGAGGAGTGCTTTTACTCGCCCGAGATTGCTCACCATATAACCAGGAAAATCTGAGGCTTCTCGCCATTCTTCTTGTAGCGGAGTCATGTGTTAGCCCTCCCCTTTGATCATCAGCACAAACGCGAGCGCTATGCAGCCAGCGATAAACACCAGCACCACGATGGCCGATGCTATAAACCAGAACGCTTCGGTAAACTTCACCGCGTCAACGGCCCGAAGTGCCCGCCGCCTAACATCGGCCCAATCCAGCTAATCAGCCACACAATTGCAATCACCACGACGACAATTCGGATGATTGTCTTAAACATCGGGTCCATTGGGATGTAAGTCTCGATTAACCAGATACAGAGCCCAATCAACGCGATTACAAGGATTAAATAGATGAGTCCCATTGCGTCCATTATTTTGCCTCCTCTGCCGCTGCTGGCGGCGGTTGGGGTATCGGGTTAGTTTGCGACCGCTCCAATGCTGAAATACGGGTTTCGTGCTCGTTAATCTTATCCGCGAACATCTGCTGCCAATCGGGTTTATGCTTCCCCTTGGCTTTCTTGTCTTGTTGTGGGCGATGATGTTTATGCATCATTTTTTCTCCTTGTTACCTTCTATCTTTTCATCAATGCTGTCGTGCGCCTCTTTAGCTACCTTCGCCTCACCTTCCGTTGCTGAGTTATTAGGCTGTGGAATTCCCGCCACACGTAACCGCTCATCGGCGATTGCCTTAGCGATACTGGCCTCTATCTGCTTTTCAAGATTGCTGTTAATCTGACGTTCCAAAACCATCACCGATTGTTTTGTGTTATCGATCTTGTCTGTCGTTTGAGCGTGCTGCAGGTCAGTCTTGACGTTGACGGCATCAACGGCGAGCTTTGCCGCATCGACTTTCGCCCCGTTTTTAATCGCCAGAAAGACACTGCCGAGGGCTGCAATCGTGGCCGGTAATCCGGTGACGACGGCTAGCCAAACTTGATCACTCATATTCTCCCCTATCTGCTCGTGGTATTGCAGGCTATCGGGCTATAGCCGCTAGCACCCTTGGCGTTGACCGCCCTCACCCGGCCGCAGTAGCTCGTATGAGACTTGAGTCCGGTCCAGTCCCAATTGGTTGTGTCGGCCGCAAGCGTAGCAAGCTTGACAAAGGTTTTACTGCCGTTTGCCGGCCTGCCGACAACCTCATAGCTTGCCTCGTTTGTCGTGTCATCCCAAGTAAGTGACAGTATATTCTGTGGCGATGCCATGTTCTGCGAAACCGTAAAGCCTGACGGAGCAGTGGGCGCGGTGAGCAGCGGCGCAAAAGTGATGCAGGCCGGAGAGGTAAAGGTACTCGAAAGCGTTCCGTTGACGGCTTTGATCCTGTAAGTATAAGTATTGGGCACCGTGGATCGCACCACGGTGGTGTCGATTGCCTGCGTAGTATTGGCCGCAATCGGCGCCAGGGCTGTAAATGCCCCGCCGTTTAGCGATCTCTCCAGCACAAAGCCTGTTTCGTCGGTACTATTGTCCACCCACGTAAGCGTTGTCTGTAGCGGGTGCGTCAAGTCGGCCTGCACGCATGTTTGTGCGCTTGCCGTGCCGTAAAGCAGCGCCAGCAATAGCGCTGCGGTTGTTAGCAGAAAGCTTTTCATGGGTTTGCTCCTATCTTTGCCGCCGTGGCCGATGACCCTAATTTAAGCTCCGTGGCGCCCGCGCTGAGCTTGAAAGCAGACGGCGGGTTGAGATTAATCACCGGGCAATTCATGTTGCCCGTAATGCTGGCCGTAGCTACAGCGTTATTATCGCTGAAGTTAGTCGGCGTGCAGGATGCACCGGCAGCGGTATTTGAGGCGGCGGTGAGCGGGATTGCAAAGTTATAGACCCTGACCTCGTCTATCAAGCCTTGAAAGTATTCCCCGAACTCGCTGGCGCCTATCTGAAGCGAACCCGTGGACGGCTCCATGTATCCGGTGGCCGCAGTGCAAACCTTGGTCGTATTGTCGGCGTTTTTGTAAAGGCAAAGTTGTGCTCCGTCATAAATGAGCGCCAGATGAGTCCAGACACCGACGGCCAGAGGAGTCGGATTACAAGCCGCGTATAGCGGTCCGCTCGCGCCGTTCACCGTAGTGAATCCGGATGCACTGCCGCTGCCGCAATTCCCGGAAACACTCGCATAAAGCTCATAGGGTGACCCCACCGGGTCCGAATTTTTGTGGACAATAGACTTGAAGGTGGTAAACGACGCGGCGGGCTGCACCCATGCCGACAGCGTAAAGCTCTGCGTCAGATTGAGCGTATTGTTGAGCGTGCCACTGGCAACCACATATTGATTGGTGCCGTTAAACGAAAGCGCTTTGCCGTAGCGCCCGGTAGTTATCCAAGTTGGGCCGTTGGTGAGTGTGCCGGTGTTGCTGTTGCCCGATGAGTCGGTGGCCGAAGTGCCTGAACCGTCCTCGAACCCGTAAGAGGCCACTAGCGCATTGCCTGGAAAGGTCGGCGTATAGGTGATTGCAATCGTTGCCGTACCGGCATTGCCGCTTGCATCGGTGCTCCTGATCGTCACGTTGTTGACGCCAGCTTTGAGCGTGATTGCAGCAGTCGTATAGCCGGAGCCCGGCGTCCATGTGGCACTCCCCGAACTGCCGCGATCGGTTGAGAACGTAACCGCTCCGGCGCTTACGGCCGTTGTCGTGCCGCTCAGGATAATGGAGCTTGATATAACTACGCAGTTTGCCAGCGTGCAGCCGAGATTGCTGCCGGTGATTGCCACGGTAACAGTGACCGCCGACTGGAATTCGTATGCTCCGGCGTCCCACGTGCCCCCTTGAGGCCTCGGTATGCCGGCAAAATCGGTAGCATAACTAGACCCGAGATCAGCACCGGCGCCGATTGCTGCTGTGCTGCTTGCCTGAAGGTGGAAATCCGCGCCAGCGGCATTGACAAAGTTCGGGTTAGTCGTGACATTGTGATCCTGAACAGTATTGGTACCATCGTTGCCAATCGGCACGCCCGAATTGCCGTAGGCAATATTGTTTCTGAGCGTTGCGTTGTTGGATGCGGTGCCGACATAAATGCCCTCGGCACTGTTCCCGTAAGAAGTATTCGAATAAATCGTCAGCGTATCGGCTACGGAGAAGTTGCCCACTTGGATGCCAGGGCTCGCGTTACCGTAAGCGATATTGTTATAGAAAATCGTGTTGCGTCCATTGACGAGCGCTCCGGCCCGGCCCATGCCGCTAAAGATGTTGTTTCTGAACGTATTGGCGTTCATCGTGTCGGCGCCGGCGTCATACATGTGCATCCCGTAGCCGGCGAAGTTCTGCATGATGTTGTTTTCAAAAGTGGTATTCGCCGTCACGCAGTAACAAGCATGATCGAATCCCGGGTTAGCCGTTCCGCCGTCGTGAATGTAGTTATTTCGGAACACCAGATTTGTTCCGTATAGATCCACACCGCTAGCGGCCGCATTTTTAATCTCGTTGTTCTGAATCGTTACGTCATGAAAGTTAGCTTGACTTCCGCCGTATGCCGCATGAATTCCCTGCATCCCCTGATTGAAGCCGGCGCCAGCGCCAAAATTCCGCCCGTCAAGAACAAAGCCGTCAATAATCACATAGTGCACCGTGCCGGTAATCGAGATTACCGCAGCTCCCGGAGTCCAAGACGGCGCACGTATTGTGGCTCCGCGGTTATTCGCGGCTTTTAAGGTGAAGTAATTTCCAGCCGTACCGTTTGGAATAGTGCTGACTAGCTCGTCATAAGTCCCATTCACCACCATTACCGTGTCACCGGCCCCGTTATCCGTGCCTACAGCCCCGGCACAAGCTAACCCCTGCGTTATAGTCTGGCTGGAACTGGCAGCGCCTGGGTCGGTAGCGCTATTGACGCAATGTGACCCGGATGCCGCCGAATTGACCCAAAAGGTCGCCGCTGAAGCCGGTAACGCAGAGCCGAGCAGGAAGATCAATGCGAGAAATAATTTAGTCATTGAAGCACTAGCGGCCGGTGGCGCACGGTGACCGCTGCACCACCCAAATCGCCAACCTCAAAGTCGTCAATCCAATTGAAATTCCCGACTGACGGCGTACTTAAAACCCCAATACCGCCGCGCCCGCTCGCATAAGTCCCATCCCCAGGCCACGTAAGCACAGTCACACCGTTTTGTTTCGCCGTAATGGTGGTGCCGTTCACCTCGCAGCGAACCACATCGCTGTCGGCCCAGACTGTCGTCGTATCGTTAGCTAGAGAACTATTAGACCCGCCGCCGTCATAGCGTCGGATACGCGTTCGGTTAGCCTGATCGGAAGGCTGGAGTCGGCAGGCATAGCCGGTAAGCGTGGTGGGTGCGGCAAGCCTCACATAGGCGGAAGCATCGGTGAAAGTGCCCTCCCAGGTAATCTCTTTCAAGACGAACTGAACGTACTGATTGGCGCCTGGAATATAAGTCGAATAGCCCTCTACGCAGCGGGCCGAGTCCGTTGTTCCCGTAACGCGGTCTGCATCGAGCGTGCACGGTGTTGAAGCGCCGTCGTTGTACGGATCCCAAGCTGCTCCAAGATCACTACCGCTGCCCCGATTGAAATTATCCGTGCTCGAAGTTGCCCAAGCGAGCGCCGGCCCGAGATAGCGCCATGCTGTGCGCCACACGCGGTTAAAGAACAGCTCGGCGGTTGTTGCAGGTTCCTTTGGCTTGATGGCATCGGGCTTGAACGGTACTTTAGGGTCTCGGTTGTGGGCGAGCATCGCCGCTTCGTCCCGCGTCATCGGCCCAAGCCCAGGAGGGATGACCAGCGAGTCGAGAAAACAGGCAAAAAGTGTGGAGAATTGGGGCTTGCCTGCAATAATTGGAGGAAAGCCGATGGTGATGTAGTCGTAAGCGAGCTTGGGATAAAGATCGGTTAGCTGTTTGGGAATCTCCGGCCTAAACGCGCCGTGTTTGGTGTCATTGGCGTAATCGTCAAGTATTTTGCCGGTTATCTTGTCCTTTACATCAATCCCGTCGCCGTCAATCGGGAGTTGTAGACAGGATGGTTCGGCAAAGGCCGGCAATGCGTAGAGCAAAATCGCGATAATGAGACAGAGCTTCTTCATCACGACGCCTGCTCCATGCTCACTGCAATCACACGCGCGTCGCCGTCATCGGTGTTAGTGGTCGCATCAACGGTAAATCTCCAGAACAACTCGCTTCCCGCAGAGCAGGTGCCGTTTGGCGTAACAGCAGTACTCGTCACGGCATAGTTAGTGTTCGCTACCGCCATTGCTGGACTACTTACCGCAACCGGGGTGCCCCACGTATTATCCGGCGCCGTCCCAGACGCGCGGCATTGCGCCTTGAATCCACCGCCAAATACCTGAGAGGCAGAATCGACGTCGTTGACGGTGAGCCTAAATTTGACCGTGGCCAGATTGCCCGCCATCGTGATCGGGAGCGTCAAGTGGCCGTCGAATGTGGAACTGTT